CACCTTTAGGGCCTGGATCACCCTTTGGGCCTTGTTGTCCCGGTTCTCCACGATCACCCTTGTCTCCTTTCGGGCCACGGGGACCTTGTTCGCCGGGTAGCCCGTCGCGACCATTGATACCATCTTTACCAGGGGCACCCGCGGCTCCACGTTTGCCGGAATCGCCCTTATCACCTTTTTCGCCAGGGATAAGTTTGAACTTACGGACTTTTTCTATTTGATCCGCAAGCTCATCAACGTCTTTCTGTCTTTTCTCATCAAACTTCTGAAGACGTTCAATAAATAAGGCTAATGCCTGATTAATCTTCAACGCTGAATGCCCTTTTCAGACTTTCTGCCAATGCTTCGTTCAAATCTCGCTCGCCATCATCCGGCGGGGCCTCGTCCCTTGAATTACCATAAGGTTCAATAGCGTATTCAACGCCAAATTGAGCAGCCAATTGTTTATCGCGAGCAATTTGAGACAAAAGCTCTTCAGTATCCATCCCATATTGGCTAGCGACATGCCCAAGAGACAAAATGCCGTTCTGCAAGCCCAAAACTGCAGCAGACATCTCTTTCTGCGGGTCAACCCACGAGAATCCTCTGCCTCTAAACTCTGCTGAGGATAAAAACTTCTCATATTGGGCTGCGGGAATGCCAAAGCTCATCATATCCATTGATGCATCCAGCCAAGCTTCATAAATAGGATGAATGAAGTGCTCAATGAAGAAATGTGTCAGGTTTTTATAGAAATCACGCTCTTCTAAGGCCCCCTGACGGATAGAACTGTAGCTTGTAGCCTCCAAATCATTGCTTAATGAGGTGTATGAAACACCCATTGCACTAGCAATACCACGCAAGATTGACTTGTGAAATGAGTCAAATTCGTTGTTTGGGAAGGCTGGCTCAAAGCTCTGAATGCTCTGATTGGGGCCTAAAGTATGAAAAGTGCCGGGTTCTGCGTCAATTATCGGAGTATTACCGTCATAATCATCCGCAACGAAGCCATTTTCGCCCTGATTGACGATAAATCCCATTTTTGATGCGCCAACACGGGCATTTATGACTGCTGCCTCGCGAAATGCGCCTAATTGCTTGATTGCAGGGATCGCTGGCGCTAACCAAGGCTCTCCACGGGTCTGGCCGGGACGATTTTGCTTAAATAAGTGAATAACACGTTCTGCAGGGATGCGAATGTGCTTTTTTGTCTTATTCTTGATCGCCCAATCGTAATCGCCAGGATGATACGTCAACAAGTGGTAAGCGACTGGCCGTTTGAACCTATTGAGCTCAACACCCATGCGGATTTCATTGCCATTCTCAGCCGTTTTGTTCAGAGTCTCGTCAATTTGATCAGATTCAATAAACTCTAACGCAATAGAGTCCCTGAATTCACCGCTACGATGCTTGATAATGAACGCTTCGCCGTCTTTAGCGAGTAGTTCAACTGCTAGCTTCTGCACATCAACCCAAGACATCTTCCCGCAGACAGTCGGGCTACCATATCTGCCCCACATCTTAAACGCTGTTTCAACGGCTTGGTTGCCCGTTTGATCTAGATTTCCAACTGAGTCCAATGCTTTGGACTGGTAAAGAATACCTTTCTCGCCAATGATGTTGATCTTGAGCAGTTCAAGCCATCGGCGAACGTACTCATTATTCATGCTCAAGTCGCGACTACGGTTCCTAAGCTCCTTGATCGCATACCTTAACTCGCTATCAGCAGAACTATCAGAAGCTCTGAAGTCAGCGAACAGCCGACCAGAGTTGATCCCGTGATACTTCCTCTGAACGATTGTTTTCTTCTGAGGCTTTCTATTGAAAATATCTAGAATACCCATCAAAACCTCACTTTAACGGTTGCGCCAGTGTCTCTATGGCCCTGTGCGTTTAATTTGGCTTTTTCTGCCTTAACTTCTGAAGCATAGTCTTTTTCCATCGTCCTAAGCTCCTCGTAAGTGAACTTAGTCAGGCTTCTGCCTGCGATAGAATAACTAGCAACATCCGCATCCGCCTTACCGATTAGCAAAGACCTAATCTTATCAAGAAGGATCTCAGCATGGGATCTAGGATCAGTTGCGTTGATGTCAAGATCTGGTACTACTTCAGCATGACCACGCTCAACAACTTTGCGCTCGCTGTCAGAATTTCTTACAACTTCAAGTTGCCAGTGATAGTAACCAGCATTGTAAGTCGCAGTGACTGATGATGATTCTTGAATCAGGAAGTAAGTACCGCCATTGGTCGCAGTGATATTGATCTCATTGCCACCGCCAGCGATTCTTGCGATATAATTTAATGTGTAAAGCGAAGGGTCATAGACACGCGCTAAATCAGTGCGTTTCCACTGCAGATAATCACCAACAACAATAACAGAAGGTTCGCCTTCTTGAATGCTAGTGAAGTAATTTTCGTCGGACATAGATTACCGCCACGCATTGACAAAGTTCTTTTTTACTCTTGGAACGAATGGCCGTTTTATTTCTTTTGGCTCATCATCCACTTGTACGGACGATTTTGCCTCAATTCTGTCGGCAATGCTATTGACATTCGTATTAATTATAGCATAAGCACCTAGTGCATAAACATAGCAATCTAGCGCTTCGTTACGCGGACGGAATTTCTGATAGACTCGCTTTTTATATCCCCTGACAAACTTTGTGATGACCTTCTCTGCGGTTAATTGCCTGAAGTATTCATCATTCAATGTGTCGGAAAAATGAACATATCCAGCACCTTCTTCCTGAATACGAAGCCTAGCAAACAGCAGGTCTTTGGCAGTCTCTGTCCCAATCGGGAACAATCGGCATTTGACCACATTGTTGCGTGAAGGTTTCCCAGCAATAGGCTTGCCTTCGCCAGCGACACCCTTAATTGCAAATACTCGCTTATTGAAGTTCTTGTGGCAGTATTGATAGACGGTATTTGTGAAGTGACCACCTGAGTCCACGCATGTCGCTCTAACGCCCAACGACCTTCCATCTTCTGTCTCAAATACTGTTGCAAGCTGAGTATCTAATGCAGTCCAAAGCTGAGGCGTTGAAGGATCTCCATATAACACCTCATGACCCAGAACCCAAGATTCCTCATCTCGTCCGATTCCGATAAACGATAACTCTATTCGGTCATCCTGGACGTCGGCTCCAACAACAATCATCACAACACCTTCGGGCACTTGATTAAAATGCTCTCGACGCTGCATCAAATTCATCTCGTCTACAGTTTCACCTTCGTCAACCCAACTTTGCCCTAAATACGTGTTTGTCCAAACTTTTAATTGCTCTGGGTTCTTCTTCACCGATAGGAATTCTCTGACGCCATCACTCAAAGGTGTCCATGGTGAATACAATCCAGAAATCTTGAATCCAGCAATACCTGTGAATTCGTTCTTGGCTACCCATTGACCATTACGGACAGACCATCTTCTATCGGCATCAGTCCACAAGCATCCGCACTCCTCGCACAGATATGATGCAGTTTCTGGGGCTTCATCGGTCCATCTGACATTAGCCCAAGCCAAAGTCTGCTGATGCTCGCAATGCTTGCACGGAATGTAGTATTCACGCATGTCGGACTTTTCGTATGCGTCCTCAATCCTAGAAACATCTTTGATCGTCGGCGTAGACACCGCAATAATCTTACGGTTCCAGAATGTGGCAGTTCTTTTCCTCGCTAGACCCAAAGGATCACCTTCTGAGCCAGCGGACGCAGGGAACCTATCAACCTCATCCGCGAGCACAACTCGGATTGGCCGTGAGGCAAGACCCGCAGGACTGTTGGCCCCGACTAGACTTATGCTTCCGCCGGGAAAGATCTTATGAAGTGTCGTGTTGTTTGAGTCTCTTGCTCGTGGATCTTTGACCTTACCCTGAAGAACAGGCGTAGCACGTAAAAGGCCATTAGCGATTCGGTCTTTACTAAAGGACTGAGCCATAGACTCGGTAGGTTGCAGCATTAGAATCGGGCAGGGATCGTGATCGATGTGATACCCAATGATGTTAAGCAAAGCTTCTGACTTCCCTAACTGGGCACCAGCCATGACAACGACTTCTCTGACTTTAGGATCAGAGCAAGCGTCCATAATTCCACGCTGATACTCAGCCCTGCTGGTACGCCATACGCCAGCCTCTGCGCTAGTCTGCGAGTCTAGCCGTCTTCTTTGGTCGGCCCACTCTGCCACGCTTAGGTTGGGCGGAGGTTGCAGCACCGTCATCGCTTCCTTCAGATGCTGCTTCAGATTTGCTAATCCTTGTCGCTGAAACTTTTGGGTCATAAGATGCTAGTTCTTCAAGTGCTTCATTGATTAAGTCCGTCAAAATATGCTGAACCATGCCTGCCTCAGATTCAGATGCCACTATAGGGGCTGCTTTTGACGGGATGTTT